CTTACATCTGAAACCTGCCCTTGGTCAACGCAATACACAGACGGGCCTGATCCGTTTGATCGTGACATGGCATCGTTTTTACATTCGGCTAACAAAGAACTTACACCGTTTGATGTCTTGCTTGACGGCTTAACACAAATCGCGAAGTTGAAATATCCTGACGCCTACATGGGTGGACTACGTGGACTAGGGATCACATGGCTTCCTGTTGGAACGTTGTTCAGGATACTCATAGCCAGTGACCAATCAGAAGTCATCGAAATATTTAAACGAGGAGATTACCATGTCGCATGAAGTCACAACGTTTCTTCGCGCATTCATCTGGCTCCCGCCAGATATAGAGGGAGACTATGCGGAAGAAAGTTACGTTTATTTTTTACGTGACTCAATTGAGTTCTTAAAGCTCAAAGAAATTGTACTCAAGAAATACCCTGAAGCTAAATTTACAGTTTCGTTGCAGGAAACTACACCGTATCAAACTGCTCTCAAATTCATGGGATGTGACGAATGATCGACGAAGATAAAGCAAAGCACTGCTTTGAACTCATTGAGGGGAAGAAATGGAACTCGTTTGACGAACATAATGATGCGTTACAATATCTGATCGATGCTGGAGTCGCACAGGAACTTGCTAAATCTGTTACTCATTGGGCATGGATCATGCGCGATGCTATCAACCATCCATCAATAAAGGTGAAGAAGTCATGAGCCGTTTAGCTTTACGTATGGACGAGGAAACACAAGACATCGACACTATCAGGCGAAACTATGCACGTGTCAGGGCAAAGTTCACACCAAAGCCTATGGTCATTAGAGTAAAACCTGTGTTTAAACAGGTACTTGAAGAACCGCCTGTGTTTAAACAGGTCATCGACACCGCAAGTATTACAAATGATTGGGTACAAAGAGAACTTGAAAAGTGGAACATACGGAAGAGCGAGAAGGTCACGTTCAAGATCATCATGCGTGAAGTTGCTATCAAGCACAGGATTCCTGTGGCTTCATTGAAGATCAATAGTAGATCAAGACCACTGGTTGATGCACGTCAGGAGTGTTTCTACAGGTTGAGACACGAACTAAACATGACAATGCATCAGATTGGCACTGCGATGAATAGAGATCACAGCACCGTGATGCACGGTATTGAACAATTCACATTAAAAAACAAGGAGACTATCAATGGCACAAGCAACACAACAGAAAACACAGAAGCAGAAGGTATTGGCACATCTCCAGACGTTGGGGCGAATTACACCTCTTGAAGCATTTGGCGTGTACGGAATCTTTCGTCTCGCTTCGTGCATCTATGACCTCAAGAAGGATGGCTTCGAAATCCAGACGATCCTCAAGCGTGACCTCAACAACAAACCATACGCGGTTTATAAGTTGAACAGGTGACACATGGCTACACTGAATTACGAGAACGGCAAGTTTATCTTTCGCGGATCATTCGATGAAAGAGAAATCCCCAAAAGTGCACGGTTTCGGTGGGACAGTGTATCTAAATTGTGGTGGACTGACGACAAAACCAAGGCGGCGACGTTAATCAAATACGCCTCTGCCACAGCACATTCTATTCTAGTCGAAGAACATAACAAAATGGTTGAAGTGCTTGAAGCATCACGTGCAACAGATGCTGACGTTGATCTCCCTCGTCCAGAAGGATTGGAGTATCTACCATACCAGAAGGCAGGGATTGTATACGCATCTGAACGTGCGGGTACACTTATCGCAGACGAGATGGGCTTGGGTAAAACGATCCAAGCTATTGGCGTGGCGAATGTTACTGGTGCGGAGAAGATACTCGTTATCTGCCCCGCTACGTTGAGGATCAACTGGCAACGTGAGTTCGACAAGTGGAGCACAAAGCCTCTCAAGTGTGGTGTTGCTGTTGCCAATGACTATCCTGTGGACTGCAACATCGTAATCATAAACTATGACATCGTGGACAGGCATCGTGACAAGATCGATGCTGTAGAGTGGGACTTGCTAATTTGTGACGAGGCTCACTATCTCAAGAACCAGAAGGCTCAACGCACCGTCGCTGTACTTGGCGGCAAGATCAACAAAAAGAAAGCAAAGTCATGAGTGAACTCAAACCAATCAAGGCAAAACGCAGGTTGTTCCTGACGGGGACACCCATCCTGAACAGGCCAAAAGAAATATGGAGTTTGATCAGCAGTTTAGACCCAGTTACATACAACAGCTACTATCGCTTTGCGTATCGTTATTGTGGAGCACACAAGGGACGCTTTGGTTTCGATGACGCAGGGGCAACTAACCTTGACGAGTTACAGAACAAGCTTCGCTCTACGATCATGGTGCGTAGGCTCAAAGTAGACGTGTTGAAGGATCTTCCTGCCAAGCGGAGGCAGATCATTGAGTTCCCGAAGAATGGGGCGACGGTACAGATTGACAATGAAGTCAAGGTCATGTCCAAAGCAATGGAACAACTGCATCACCTACGTGTTGCTGTCGAGTTGTCCAAAGCTTCTGATGATATCAACGTGTACAAAGATGCCGTCAACAAGCTACGTGACGGTGCGTCAGCGGCGTTTCAGGAAATTGCCATCGCACGTAGAGACACAGCAGTCGCGAAGATACCATATGTCCTTGAGCACCTGAAGAATTGCTCCGGCAAGGTGATTGTCTTCGCGCATCATCACGTCGTTATCGATGCTTTGTATGAAGCATTGGGCAAGGAAGCTGTGAAGGTGACTGGATCAGTCAACATGACGGCACGTCAAGAGGCAGTTGACAGGTTCCAGAATGATCCATCGTGTCTATTCTTCATTGGCAATATCAAGGCGGCTGGTGTTGGTATTACTCTAACAGCCGCTTCACACGTTGTGTTCGCTGAGATTACGTACACACCTGCTGATCTCTTACAGGCAGAGGATCGTGCTCATCGTATCGGTCAGAAGGAATCCGTTCTGGTGCAACATCTGGTACTCGAAGGCTCTATCGATTCCAACATGGCCCGGTCGATTGTCGCGAAGATGGGTATCATTGATCAAGCACTGGACAAGCATAACGCCGTCACAGACCTTGACATTCCAGTTCTTCCAGACCCGCCGACAACTGCATCGACAACACGTTTAAACATCGACACTGATGCTGAAAAAATATCTGTGGATCAGTCAGCCGCTATCTTGCAATGTCTGCAGGTTATCTCCAGTATGGACTATGACGGTGCTCGTACCAAGAACAACGTTGGCTTTAACAGACTGGACACTGACATTGGAAGGTCACTCGCGATGAACTCTAAGTTGACGTTTAAACAGGCGGCACTTGGTAAGCGTCTGGTCAATAAGTATCGTGGTCAGATCGACGACAAGGATCTATTAGCAAAAGCAATGGGAGTATAACAATGGACATCGTTGACCGTTTACGAACCGTTGATATAAGTTGGAGCCAAGAAGCTGAGTGGTGTGCTGAAGCAGCAGACGAGATCATCAAGCTACGGGAAGACAAGAAACTAGCATTTGAATTGATGGACGTGTTTATTAAAGAAACCAATCGAGTAAAGAAAGTGCTCCACCGGATTGCAAAGATGCAGTCAGCACAGAAAATCGCGCAAGACACACTGGAGAAAGAGTGATGGATATTGTTAAGCTATTGCGCGAATCAACAACCTCTGACCTTGATGCTTTCGTACTTGGGGAGTTAGCCGCCGATGAGATTGAGCGGTTGCGGGAAGCACTGCGGGAAATTTATGAGGTGTATGCGGGGTCAGAGGGAATACCTCAACCCATGACCGCCGCCGAGGGTTACTTGTTATGGCTTGTTATGGAAGCTGTGAGGATTGCACAAGAATCACTGAAGGAGAAAGAGTGATGGACATTGAGATAGCTGCTGCCCTACTTATGATACTGGCTGCGTTGGTAATTGAAACGCTTATGTCACACATTGACGACCTTGAGTCGGAGAAAGAGTGATGGATGCCATAAAAGAACTCAAAGAATACGATGGATACATCATAGAAGAGCAATACAAAATCAGGCATCGTGTCATACAAGAAAT